CTTGTCTGATTTCTGCCGGGAACGTCAAATCCGTGACATACTCATGATTCAGTTTAAACATCCCATCCATGAGTTCTAATGTAGTAGTGTTACGATTTCGGTCGATTTCAATATCATTGATGAAGTATTCACCCATCTTCACCCATTCATAGGTTCCGTCGACCAAAAGACCGATTTCAGGGTAAATCTTATCTAGCTTATTGAATGTCGTGATAATACTTGTAAATGTAATCTTGCCACTACCTGCGCAAGTCCCACCAGGCTTATAAGTGTCACCCTTAATATAGCCATAATCAAAATGCGCTTCTTTGATATCACTTGATTGATACTGTCCTACTCTGATAGCAAGAGTACGGTTTTTAGCAAACATCGCTTCATTGAATTTCTGTCGTCTGAATACATCCATGTTCTGCCTACCTTTCTATCAGATTGAACTTGGCACCAGACCAAGGTTTGAGTTCGTTTGTAAACGAATAACTTGGAGCTGTTCTGTCTCCAACGTAAAAAGTTTTAGTTGTTTGGCCGTGTATCGGATCCGGATAAGACACCGTGAAGAATTCAGGAGTTACGGCATTTAAAAGCTGACTCATTTCTCCTTGAGTCAGCATGCCCCACTCACAATCTAACTTTCGCTTGGTCGTGATGCGGTCACGCACCATGTCTCCGTTTGCATTACGTCCAGTTTCTCCGTCGATATCTTGGATACCAACTTGAAAAGATTTGGGAGGCTTAACAGCCACCCCGTTAATGATTAAGCGTGCCATTTTACCTCCCTTTAAATGTTAAGCAAGACTTGTCCTGCACGTTCTTGTTCTCGATTGATTTCTTGGATGGCCACACGCCCAAATTCGTGCCCACCGATTTGAATGACGATGTCACCACTGCCACTGAAGCCACTTGGTTGTGTTAAGCCACCACCTAGAGCATTGACTACGGCACCACCTACAACGCGTCCCATAGTTTGTAAAAAGCCTGTGTTTTCAAGAGGCATAACAACCTCTTTACCAGCTTCACCAATCATGGCTACGGTAGGGCTGTCAACGATACCACCACGAGCCAAACGAGGAAGACTGACATAGCCAATGCTTCCTAGAGATACCCCAGGGATTTTGTTGATCATTCCGATGACGCCATTGATCATACCAACGAAGCCATTGACAACATTCTCAATCGTGCCTAGAACGGCGTTAACTGCGCTCTTGAATGCACCACCAACTGCGCTACCGACCATTTGACCTGCGTTCACGAAGATGTTTTTGACCGTGGTCCACACACCAGAGAAGAAGCTACCAATCGTGCTGAATGCGTTCTTGACCGCTTCAAATGCTGTTTTGAAGATACTTCCGAACCAAGTAGCTACGTTAGCAAGTGCATTCGTGACGTCGTTCCATCTTTCTCCGAACCAGGTGCCGATATTGGCAAATATACCAGTAAGCCCGTCCCAGCCACTTTGAAACATATTTTTGAACCAGGTACCGACATTTGAAAGTGCAGTAGTCACTTCAGTCCAGCGTTCGCCAAACCATGTTGCTAAATCCGTGAAAATGGCAACAATTCCATCCCATGCAGCTTGAAATACAGTGGTGAACAATTCTACGATTGAAGAGTTAACTATCGCATCAATAATGATTTGGAACACTGCTTTAACTAAATCCCACAATGCGCTCAATGTGGCAATTGTGATGTCAATGATACCCTGGAAGACATTCGCTAGAAAATCTTTAAGTGCATCCGTAACTTTATTCAAGCCTTCTTGAACCTTGCCAAGATCTCCTGAGAACACCCCTTCAATGACATCAATGATTCCACTTAGATAATCGGCAATATCACCAATAATCTTAGAAATCATGTCATAAGTAGCGATGAATATTTGAGCTAAGAGATTTAAAACTGGCCCTAAAAGTTTGAAGAATGTCTTGACTAAGAATTCAATGACTGGATATAAGTCCCTACTCAATGTTTGAGCCAATTCAAAGAATTTAGCGATTAATTCGACCACTTTCTCGACGGTCTTCCCGACATTGCTATTAATCACTTCTGAGAATTGCTTCCCGAATTCATCAATAACTGGTTGAATGTGTTCATCCCAACCCTTCACAAAGACATCAATGAACTTAGATAGGTCTTCGCCCGCTGTTTTAATCAGCGGTCTTATATGATTCTCATAGAATACGCTAACCGTATCAATAATTCGATTGATAGCTTGTTCTGCGCTCTCAAATATTGGAGCTACTGACTGAAATAGATTCTGTAAAGAGTTAGACAAGCCAGGAGCATTATCTACAATAGCACGCTCAAGAGCTTGCATTAAATCACTACCAAGCTTCATGGAAATCTCTGTAACACTAGAACCAATTCCTAAGAATATAGATACTAGAGAGCTTCCAATTCGTACAGCTCCTGTTGAAGTTATTGCATCGTAGAACGCACTAGAGAGCGCCTGAGCAATATTTCCAATTGCTTCGTATATTTCACCGATACTATCGAATGAAGCCACCAAAGCTCTGACTAAGTTGCTGCTCT